TCGCCGCGCTGGAACTGCTCGTTCACCTGCTCCTGCACAGAGCGGAGCCGATCCAGCTTCTCGCGGGCATTTTCGATCGCGTCAGCAAGCAGCTTTTGTTTCTGGGCGACCAGCTCTGTATTTGATGGGTCGAGTTTCAGGAGCCTCTCGACCTGCTTGAGTTCGGATTGGATGTCTCTTGATTTTTTGTTGACGTCGCTGAGGGCTTTCGACAGCCCCGTTGTGTCGGCACCAATGACGACGTTGATCCCACGGATACTTTCTGCCATCTACTCGCCCTCCCTCACATGCGATAAAATGCATCAATGTCTTCCTGCGTCGCCTCGCGCGGCTTGTCAGGATCGTCGCCCATGTAGGCGTACACCAGATCAAAAAAATCCTGCATAGTCAGCAAGTCGAGCTCAGTCATACTGAGTCCGATCCGACGCGCCAATGCCAGAATGTTGATGTCCGTGCGATCGACCCTGTTCGGTGATTCACTTTTGGGCCGTCGGTGCCACGTTTTGGTTTCCACGAAAAAAGATTTTCGTGGCTTCGGTCATCGCCGCGTTCAACAGCTCGGCGTCGAAAATGTTGAGCTCCTCATGCTCCTCGAGCCATTTCGCGAACGACGGGAACGGTGCGTTGATGCCTGCGGCCGTCCGCGCCAGCGTCCACACCAGCCGAAGGATCGCCACCGAGTCCAGCTTGCTCAGGTCGAGCTTCGCCGTATCGATTTCCCTGCCGCCAGCGAGTGATTGAAATCCCGCCAGACCCGTCATCATGGCGACCATGTCGCCGAGCAGGTCTCGGCCAAACTCTTGTTGGTAATGAAGAAGGCTCAGGGCGGAACCCCTGAGCCTCAGCGTTTTGTCTCCGACTTGCACATCCCACATCGGTCATCACACTCCAAAGTCCGGCACATAGACGGCGGAGAAGAATCCGTTGTATGCCGTTTGGTTCGTATCCGACAACTCCATCTCGCCCCGGACGATCATCTTGCCGCCGATCTCGATCGGGCTGATCGTCAGGTTGAGCACGTCCGTGTTCGGCGTGATCGACTCTGCCTTCGTCTGCCGTTGCTTCGCCGGTCGAGACGCCACGCAGTCGTAAAACACGAACCGGCGGTTGCGCTTGTCGCCCTGCACCTGCGCCATCAGCGCAAAGTGTTTCGGAATCGCGTTGGAAACCTCGATCAGTGCACCGTTTTCGTCGATCTCCCAACCGAGCATTTCGGCCAGGATCGCGTCCGGCACGTTCGCCATCTCCAGTTCCGCCGTGTAGCCGTTGTTCGCGGTGTACGAAAAGTACAGAGTGTTGTCAGCGTAGAAGTTGGTCGTTTCGCCGACGGCGGTCGGCGTGAATCGCACCGCACCCGGAATCGGGATCGGCGTCTCCCATGCGGGCTGGGTCTGGCTAGTCTCGTCGAAAAAGGCGATATGCACCTTCTCCAGCCCGAACGTCACTTTGTTTTGGGACATTCTGTTACCCTCCAATCAATTGAGATTCATAAATGACCTGAAACAGCCGCTCGTCTTCGATGTACGTCTCGATCTTCGAGTACGGCAGCCCGAGCTCCTTGAGCTTGCTCTGGACGGCAGCCTCCGCTGCCGGGTCTTTCCGGTCTGTGTAAAGCTCGATCTGCACGTTGGATATGCCGACATAGTTGAGATTGTCGGCCATCAGGTCGTTGCTGTACGCCTCGCGGTACGTGATAAACGGCGGCTTCGGTGCCGGGTTCTGCGGCGTGTCGACAAAATGAGAGTAGGCGACCGGATACCCGATCGCCTTCAACGCTTGATTCAGCTCGGCCAGCGTCATGCCGCATCAGCCTCCGTTCCGGATGATCGCGCGGACGCGGTTCTGAAACGCCTCGATTTCCTTGTCAGCCGTCGGACGGATGTGCGGTCGTTCGGCGACACGCCCGCCGCCACGTTTCGCGTGGCCGAACTCGAGCAGGTGGGTGATCCACGGTTTGGCGCGGTTGTAGACGACATAGCGGATTTCGCCGTCTCCGCCCATCTTTTTCCGAGTCCAGCCTTTCGCGTACTCTCCAGTCCGGCGAGGCGAGCGTGCACGAATTTCCTTGACGAGGCGCTCCGAAGACTCGTCGGCCTCGCGCTCGATGGCTGCCGATACGTCTTCGGTATATTCCTTCACGGCCAGCGTGATCTCGGCGGCGAGGTTGTCGATGCTGACGTTAGCCACTGCCGATCACCCTTTCCGCTGTCAGCCGGATCTTCTCGCCCCGGGTCTCTGTCCGGATGATCCGGTACACGGTGTTCTCGTACCGCACCCGGTCCTCGCCCTGATATTCGGCCGCGTAGATTTCCCAGCGCTTCTCCGGCTTGATCCCCTGCAGCCCGGCGTCGTAATATTCCGAAGACGACACAGACAGCTCGTTCGCAAACACCATCCGCTCAGTCACCGTCTCGATCTGGTTGCCGATCTCGTCCTCGGTGATGGTAACAGACTGCAGGTAGATAACCTGATTGTGCCTCACGATCCGTCACCCGCCGTGTACTCCTGCGACAGCGTCAAGTGCGCCTTGAGCATGTCATAGGATCCCTGAAACCGTTCCGCCTCCGGGTTGTCATACCCGAAGTTGGCTTTCGCGTATGTGATGATGGCCCGACGGATCAGCGGGTCACCTTCATCCAATCTGTTCGGATGCACCCCGGAGAGCTGCAGGTCGGCTTTGGCGACGTCGATCAGGTCCTGCACTTCGGGATCAAAGGCGCTGCTGGTGATGCGCAGCGCCAGCTTCACGTCCTCCAACAGCGCCATGACTTACCCCTCCCGTCAGTTGGCCGCTTTCTTGATCAGCACGACGCCGTTCGGGTCGGCCAGCTTGCCGTCGGCGATCATCGTTGCCTTCGAGATCCACTCATCGGTGTTTTCGTCGAAGTAGCGGCGGTACGTGATCGCCATGTTGCTGTTGACCATGTAATCCGACAGCCGGACCAAGATGCCGACCACTTCACCGGCATCCGCCTCGTCGATGGACGGCAGCAAGTCCTCGACGGCGATGACTTCGCGGCCGAGGAACCGTTCTTCGATCGTACCATCCAGACCGTAGTTCACGCGGGCGATCGGCTGTCCGGTGGTGTCCGTCATACCGACAATATATTTGTGCCAGTCGGCGTCGTTCATGATGAGCGCCACGCCGGAGCGATACGAACGCGGAACCTTCGCAAACACCGCCGGCCAGGTTTCGTACTTTCCGAATTCTTCCGGCGACAGCGTGGCCACCCGGGAAGACGGAACATTGTGGTTCGCGATGCCGAGCGGCTGTCCGGTGCCGGTGCCAGAAATGATGGCGGCGTCCAGCGCCTTGACCATCGCCTCGGCGATGTTGTCGGCCACCGTCGCCTCGAACACCGGCAGCGCCACCGTACCAGCAACAAGCTCGACAGCCACGCGGACTTGCAGTTTGTGATAGGAGAAGCTGATCTTCGCGTTGACGACCTTCTTCTGCTTTTCCGCCACTTGACCGGCCGCAAGCCACACCGCGGTGGGTTTCGCCGTCGAAACCGGGATTTCCACACCGCCTTGGATGCTGGTCTTTGTCACGCGCGACCAGATGCGGCCGACTTCCTCCATCTTCTCGACGATCCGATTGATGATCGTCGTCGGGATGACGGCGCCGATGTCGCTCGGCAGCGTCGTTTCGTCGGCCCGGAATTCCAGGACATCCGACTTCTTGCCGCGCGTCACGTACTCCATGAACGCCCGGCGGTACTCCATCGTGTCGTGCGGATCTTCATTCCGCTGTTCGACGCCTTCCGGTTTCGTGGATGCCACCGCGCGGGCTTGCACGGCGCCAGATTGGATTTTCTGCGCCATTTCCTGACGCCGGCGCAGCTCCTTCGCCTCGTTGTCGAGATCGCGGAGCTCCTTCTCCAGCTCGTCCAGATTGACTTGTTGATCACCTTCCAGCAGGCTGCGGATTTCCGCTTTCCGCTGCTCGATTTCAGCGAGTCTCTTTTCGATGTTCATGTTCACATTCTCCTTTCACAGATAGGTCATGACTATCAGCCGCTTGCGCCGCTTTTCAGCGGCCTCCGCCGCCTGGCGCTCGGCCTCCGCCTGCGCCTCGAAAAACGACCGCGCGCTGATATATGTCTGGTCGTAAGCCGGGGTATCCACCGCCGACACGTCCCAGATTCGCTTGAATCGGATGATCTTGCGAGTGCGAGATTCGCGGTCATAGCTTTGCTCCGCCACCGTAAAGGCAAAGCTCATCTTGTCGATGTCGCCCCGCTTGATCAGCTCATAGAGATCACGGCCCGTGGTTGTGTTCGCCAGCTTCGCCCGGATACGCAGCCCTTGCTCATCCGGGATGAGCTCGAGGGTTTTGTTCCGGGTCCGGGCCATGATCATCACGTTGTCGCTGTGGTTGTACTTGAACGGCACGTCCTTGAGATCAGCGCCGTCCAGCGCGCCACGCTGGATGACTTCGTAGTATTTCACGCCGTCGATCTCATACAAGACGGTGGGCTGATCGTAGACGATAGCCCGACCTTCGACGATCATCTCCTGCTCGTCACCCTCCGGTTCCAGCGCCCGGATCTCTGCCAGGCGGATTTCCTTCTGGATCGTCGTTTCCGGTTTCGTTTCCTTCTCCACCGGTATCACCTCCCAAATCGGTTTCATCAATCGGTCGAGTATCAAGTCTGCGAATCGGCTTATCGCCCCCAGGAACGGGAGGCAGATTGAACACTTCCGCCAGTTGATTCGGTACCATGATTCCACGGTCCACCAAAGCAACGAGCGCCAGCTTCGTGCTGACGCTCGCGTATTGGAGCCGGTTGGCCTCGAACACGATTTCATTACCATGTCCGATCTCCCGGTCCGAAAACAGCTTGCTTGTGAACTCCAGGCTGAGCTGCAAAGCGATGGGCTCGATGGTCGACTCATAGAACGCGTTCCACTCGTCTTCCGTGTACTTGCCCATCACAATGTTTTCGTTGACGCCGAAATAGCTGAACACCGTATCCCGCAGCGCATTCATTTGCTTATCGTCAACCATCTTCGGGTCGTTTTTGAGCTCAACGTAATCCGCCTTCGCGTCTAGCGCCGCAATGCCACCGGTGTTCTGAACCGTCATGTACTCTTTGACGAACCGATCCCGATTGGCCTTGATGTCGTCCTCCTTGAGCATTTGGGTGAACTTGAGAATGCCCCGGAGGTGAGCCGACGTTTTTACCGCCTGCGCCAACCCCTCCCGGGTCGTGTGAATCACCGAAAGGGTGGTGTTTAGCGGCACGTTCGGGCTGCCCAACATATCGTTGTCGTAGTAGTGCCGCCGCAAATGGATAACGTCGGAATAGGGCAGCACCACGCTGCCCTGGTCGGCGAAGTAGAACTTGATATAGAGCGTCCCGCGCTCATCCTCCAGAATGTCAGCGCCCACACAACTGACCGGCCAAATGGCCACGAGCTGCCCGCCTTCCCATTGAGGATAGGCGAATGCGTTGTTGTCCAGCATTGCCGTACTGACCATCTTATACAAGAAATCATAGGCGTTCATTCTCGGGTTCGGCCGCAGCTGGAGCAGACGCTCAATCTGCCCGCCGACCGGAATGATTTCCCCGTTCACCCGTCTGATGTGTTTCGCCTTGAGCTTCGCAGCATTCCGGGCGATGGCATCCACGGCGGCCCGCACCACGTCGGCCTCATACGGCCGATTGCCCCACGGCGTAAACACCGGCGTGTACCCGGCCATCACTTTGACCTGGGACAATCCGGCCCGCCGAGAAAACAAATTTCCAAACACCTTCTGCAGCCAGTTTCGTTGTTCTGCCACCGGCTCACCTCCTTTCAGCATGCCAGCGCCCGGTAATCATCCATGTGTCGGAACAACACGGTGTAGGCGATAAGCAAAGAGACAGCGCCGTCAATGCGCTGTCTCGACTTCTGCCCCTTCACCGGGCGGATGTTGTCATTTTCGTCATGCTTGACCGATGTGTTGGTCAAGCACCACTTCAAGATCGGGTTGTCATTGTAGTTGATCCGCTTCGCCATCAGGTCGGCCGCCAGCTCCTTCATGGGCTGGCTGAGCGTCTGGGCACCCTGCCGGACGACTTCCATCCGGAATCCGTGCGCCTCCATCTCGTCGACCCAATACTGCGAATTCCAAGGGTCGTACCCGATCCAAACCGGGTGGATGCCGTACTCCTGGACCATCCGCAAGAACCACGCCGTGACATCGTGGTAATTGACCTTGTTCCCCTCGCAGAGCGTCAGCAACCCACGCTCCGCCCACTTGTCATAGGGGATCTTGTCTTCACGCACCCGCTGTTCCACCAGCTCCGCCGGCAGGAAATAGTGCTGCAGACAGTATATCTTGTCGCTGCCCGGCTTCATGATGAGCAGCGTCGCGCAGGTCAGGTCCGTCGTGCTGGACAGGTCGGCGCCGCCCACGGCGTAAGTGTCGCGGATGTCGTCCACCGAGAACGTCTCTGGATTGTTCACCTGATCGAAAGTCAGCCACGCACCAGCCACCGTGTCGCGTAGGTTGAAGTCCTTCGTGAGCACAGTCGGCAGGAAATCCGGGTCGTTCTTCGCGCGTTCCACGTTGGCCGCGAGCTCATTATAGTCCTTGATCGTGCCCAGCCCGGGATTGGCCTTCTCCCACATTCGGTAGTCGGTCCATTCGCTGCGGTCGTCTAACTCGTAGATAAACGCCAGAAAGCGATCATCCTCCACAACACCGTCCAGTACGTTGCAGGCGTACTCGTAGATGCTGTCGTAGATACATTCCCGCACAAATCCTGCCGTCGTGATCATGTCCAGCAACGGCTGTTCCCGAGCCGTCATCGCCTGCTTAATCACGTCGTACAGGTTGCGGTCCTTGATCGCGTGCAGCTCGTCCATGATGGCATAGTGGACGTTGAGACCGTCCAAACTGTTCGAGTCCGACGCAAGCGGCTCAAACTTGCTGAACGTCACCGGAAAGTACAGGTCCGTCTTGCGCTTCTTGATATGCTTGCTCAGCGCCGGAGACTGGGAGACCATGTTATGCGCCTCGGTCCAGACGATCCGTGCCTGGTCCTTCTTCGTCGCGACACTGTAGACCTCAGCACCGCCCTCGCCATCAGCCACTAGCATGTAATTCCCGAGCGCAGCCTTTTCCGTCGACTTCCCGTTCTTGCGGCCGACGATCGTCAAAACTTCCCGCACCCGACGGAGGCCCGTTTCCCGGTGGACGAAGCCATACACCGCCTGGATTTTCGCCTTTTGAAAAAGCTCAAGGCGGACAGGCTTCCCGGCCCACTTGCCTTTTGAGTGCTTGCAGAATCGTTCGATGAATTCAATCGGGCGGTTTGCCTTTTCCAAATCAAAAACCCACGAATCCCGCGGATGCTCGAGCTCGTCGACCAGCTTCTGGTACTGCTGTTTGAGCCGCCGGCTTGCCTGCACCTCCCCGGACTGGATCTTGTTCCAGTATTCCAGGATGTAATTTGACACACTCATTTCCGACCGCCCTTGACAAACTGCATGAGCTCGTCGGCTTCGGGCTTCGGCTTGTTTTCCGGCAGTAAATCAAGCAGCTGCTTGCAAGCCGTCGTATAATTTTTGATTGTCGTGTTGTATATCCTCGTGACTGGCCGCTCGCGCTCGTACTCAACACCCGGCGTCTGGCTGAACATCTCGACTGTGCCATTTGCATTGATGTCCGTCTCCAAGTCCTCAAGCGTGACTTGCATGAAGGCGATCCGCTTAACCAGCCCGTCAGCGACTTTCAGACGATCGGGCGGGATCTCTTTCAAAAGGCGTTTAAGCCGGCCGATCTCTTTCTTGATCCTCGCATCTTTCGTCAAATCGGATTTCCCCATGCTTTTTCACGCTCCTTTCAGGGGGAGGGGGTCATGCGCGCGACGTTCCGGGGTTTTTGTGAGGCCGCCGCCCGGTCCCTAGCGGCGCACCCCTCCCTCGACACAGGGGGGGGGTGTCATTCCGGCGCCAAAATCCCCATTTCCTTGGCATATTCTTCCGTTGTTTGGTAAATAGCGTCCGGATCGTCGGGCATCGTCATCCACGACGCGAAAAGACTTTCGGAGTACCTTTCCCACAGCTCAAACGCCTGCTCGTCCGTGATTACGATTCCACGTTTTTGGTAAGCCTTAACGATCTTCTCAACATCTTCGCAGTATTCATCCATCCGCAATCACCAAATTCCCGTTTTCGTCAAAACTCAACCCATCCGCGACCGGCTGCCTCTCGTGATGCTCACGGTTGTGGCAGTCTTGGCACAACAGTTCGAGGTTCTCAAAGTTCAGCGCCACGGACGGATCGTTGATGTTTTGCGGCGTCAGGTAGACTTTGTGATGCACAATCTTACCCGGCCCGCCGCACCGCTCACACAGCCTATGCTGAAAAACAAAATAAGCGTCACGGCATTGCCGCCACGCTCTCGACTTGTAAAATTTCCGCGCCCACGGCTTCACGCAACCACCTCACAAGCCCCGGACAGCCGCCCCGCACCGAGCCGGGCTCGGCGGAGGAAGTGAGGGCCGCTACTCACCCGCGAGGCGGCGGACGAAAAAGAGCCCGGCCAATTAGCCAAGGCTCTTACATTGCGTATTCGGGATGCGGGCAGGGATTCGCACCCTGCATGATTTCGCTTATCTTTT